ACAAAATTTCTAGACAGACTAATTACATCCTCTAGTAAGTTTGTATATCCACGAATTGAATGTTCAATATGGTCATCAAAACCTTCTTCCCGTTGGGCAAAGGTAAAGTCATAATTTTTAGACATGATTTTTACTCCATTCCACAGACCCAATTATAAGGCTGTATTACATTTTTATAGACAGATTCAGCAATGGCCTTCATCATTAACGAGGGTACCATTCTACCACATCTTTCTAGTTTTTGTGACATAGAACCAGTCACTTTAAAATCATCTGGTAAAGCCATTATACGCTTTATTTCAAGAATTGTCAACCGCCTTTTTTCAATAAAGTGACAAACATCTGCATTTGTAGTAATTGTAGGGGCTGGATGGTGTCTAGACATTTTCTTAACATTGAAATGCCATCCTTTTGGATGAAAGTCATTTCCACCTAATACTTTATCTGGGTCATCTGGCATTAGAGATGCCGTGTCCTTATAGTGTGCAGAACTTAACCATGTGTCTGTACACCATTTTAATTCCTCTGAATCTAACTCTAAATCTTGAAGTGCCTCTCCTGCTGTCACTACTTCTTTACTCTCTTGTGGAAAGATACTAGAGATATTCATAAATGTTAATCCTATGGCCTCTGTGACATCCTCACGAACTGCTATAAAGATAACTCGCCTTCTAGACTGTGGTACTCCAAAATGTGATGCATTTAAAATCTTGTATGATACATCATAACCAATTTTTTCAAATGTATTTACAATCTCATTTAGCTTTAATTTTGCTTCGCCTGCTAGAAGACCTGCAACATTTTCACCTATAATTACTTTTGGTTTTATTTCTTCTGCAACTCTAAGATACTCAAAAAATAAGTCTTCTATATTTTCTACTACTTTGTTGTCTGAATACTTTTTAGTTTTACCCCAACCATCAGAATGTTTTGAACCAGACTTTCCTAATGTACCACACATTGAGAAAGCAGAACATGGTGGTGAGCCATCTAATATATCTAGTTCACCTTTTTGTATTCCAGCAGTTTCTAAAAAGTCTTTACCTGTAAGTTCTTTTATATCATCAGGTAGTATTTTTGTATCTGGGTAATTTTCTTTATATGTAATTCTTGCTTGTTCTACAAACTCATTTACACAAAGTATATTTCCACCTGCAAGTTTGTAACCTGTAGATGAACCACCACCACCTGCAAAGGTAGATATGACACTAAACTTATTTTGTGCCGATGCTTCTTTTACATCTTTTAAATTATACTTTTGATACTTCATATTAAAAATCTATACATCTTCCTTTTGATTCCCAATCATTATAACGAGTAGGTTCTAAACCATCTTTTCTTCCACCTATCTCTTTAGGGTTTTTTTTATAATATGGTTTCAATACTTTTTCATAAATTGATTCTGCGATTGCTTTCATCATAAGTGGTGGTACCATTCTTCCACATCTCTCTGACTGTTGATTAAAACTACCTGTTAGTTTAAAGTCATCAGGTAATGACATCATTCTTTTTGTTTCTTTAACTGTAAATGTTCTAGGTTCATGCCAGTGCATAGCACCACCTGTTGCAGTAATTGTTGGAGCAGGTTTATGTCTAGATGTTTTTTTCATATTAAAGTGATGACCTTTAGGATGATAATCACAACCTGTTTCTACTTTGTTTGGGTCATCTGGCATCTTTAACCAAGTTTCATAATGAGAAGTTTTTTTAAACTTTTCTATTAACATGTCTGCCTCTTTTCTATCTACTTCTACATCAGTTAAACAATCTTCTAATGTCACAATGTCTTTACTTTCATCTGGGAATAAACTTTGAATATTCATAAATGTTAATCCTATCTCTTGTGTCACATCTTCGCGAACAGCAATAAAGATAGTTCTTTGTCTAGTTTGTGGTACTCCATAATGTACAGAATTTAATACTTTGTATGATACATCATATCCTATTTCTTCAAATGTATTTACTATTTTGAAAAGATAATTTTTTGCTTCACCAACAGTTAATCCTTTTACATTCTCAGCAATAATTACTTTAGGTTTTAAATCTTTTGCTATTCTTAAAAACTCAAAAAATAAGTCTTCTATATTTTCTACTTTCTTACCATCAGAATAACTTTTAGTTTGACCCCAACCTTTAGAGTGACTACCTTGTACCATTGCACCAGATACAGAAAATGCAGAACATGGTGGTGAACCATCAAAGATATCTATGTCACCATATTTGTTAAAATCTTCTGCAGTAAGTTTTTTTATATCATCAGGTAGTACAGGTGTATTAGGATAGTTTTCTTTATATGTGTTTATGGCTTGTTCCACAAATTCATTTACACATAATATCTTACCACCTGCCAAACGATAACCTGTGGAACTACCACCACCACCAGCAAAGGTAGATACTACTGTAAACTTCTCTTGTTCAGAAGCCTTGACAACATCTTTTAAATTATAAGATTTATATTTCACTTTCTTCTTTTAACCATTCTTCTAAATTTGCTGTATTATCAAATTCATACCAATCACTATATACTTCTAACATTCTAGTCCTATTTCTAAAATTAACTTCTCTATTATTTAGCAAAGTTCCAAATAATTTATCTACACCTGCACCCAACTGTAAATTTAAATGATTCTCTACTTTGTCTATTTCATTAAATTCATAAAATCCATTTCTTACATGATGTTTTTGAAATGGTTTGTTTAACTGTTCATGATTGTGTCTATAAAAAAATTCTTTTACTGGTGTAGTTAAGTATGGTGTTATAAGTTTTTTATTATTCATCTCTGCAACTTTATTATGCCATATATAACCAGCTTGATTTTCTTCTTTAAAATAGTTATCTCTAAACTCATCAAAGTTATCACCTTTATAATGTATCATAGCTTTTTTACTTAATCCATAATAACCATCTGCAGCCCAACCAGATAAAACATAGTTTTCTTTTATTTGTGGATAGATGTATAGGAATGGAAATGTACATTCAAATTGTGTTTTCTTTTTACATCCTAATCTAACTAAGTTATGAAAATCTTCTATTAGTCTATTCTTTGGTATGGTAATACCAACAAATCTCCAATTTCTAATTTGAGCAATATCTTTTGCTTTATTGTAATCATAAGATGGTTCATCTTCTAATCTAAAACTATATGCAGTTATTTTTTTTCCAAGTCTTTCTGCTGCAAAAGCAACAGAGATAGAATCAACACCACCAGATAATAATACTGCAACTTTTTTTTCTGGTACAGAATTATTTACTTCATTTGTTAATATTTTATCTATCATTAAATGGTCAAAAGTATTTTTACTTTTAAATATTGTATCCCAATTATCAGAATATGTTTCTTGATTAACTTTCATAGGTCTTTTTTTACTTCCTTTACTCATCCATTATCACCACTAATACAGCACACAGAACACCAACGACTATAACTGCAACAATCATACTACCAGCACCCATTAGAAAAACTCCTCTAGTGTTCCTTGTGTTCCATAACTACCATCTATCTGCCATTGTATAATACCAGTAATAAACTTTAATGGTTCTATAAATGACTTTTCAAATTGCATATCATAATCTACTATACTGTGTAAGTTTAATTCTTTTGGTAACTTAGTCATAAATGATATAGATGTTGATTGATATGTGTTTGGTATTTTCATATGTAAAAATTTAATCTTATCACCCTCTTGTATAAAAGGATACTTACCTTGTAATTTTTTCTCCTTTAAAAGATGATTATATAATATTGCACCTTTACAATGTATTGGTGCTCCTTTCTTAAATAGATTATGTGATTCAGTCCATTTTAATAATCCATTTACAGAGCGTGGGTACGCAACCATTTCTGGTTTTAGTGTCATAAACTCTGTTCTAAAATCTTGTATAAAACTATTTAGCACTTTTGAATCTTCATTCATTATAATTTTTAATGCTTGTTTAATTTTTTCACGACATGGTGCAGGGGTTGATGACTTTACAGCTTCAACACCCATGATTTTTAATTTAGGTTCTTTATAACGAACACCTTCAACATCATGTGCATTTAAAATATATCTTTTCTTTGCAACCCAAATTCCTTTGTCGGCAATCACTTCTCTTTTCATTTGCATTTTTTGTTCATATGCATTTACATAGTCAGCGAGTTCTTGATAACTTTTATCAATAAAAGGTTCGATTTTATCTGTAGCCACTTTGTCCAAGAAGTCAAC